GCGTAGGGAAGATGCAGAAGCAGCAGCCAGAGAGAAAAAGCGCAGAGCAGAGCGTCTGGCACAGTTGACTGAGTACATCGCCCTCGGCATGGCTTCGGTGGTCTTGGCCGCACTGTTAATTTACGGCATTGTCTTGTACATGCTGCACCTGAGATGAGCGACGAAAAGCTGAACGCCAACACGACACTCGACAAGGTGCTCGGGTATGTGGACTCGCCGTTCAAGCTGTTTGCCATCATTTTGATGGGTGTGATTGCCTTTGCTGGTTACTTCCTGTGGCAGAACCAGACTTTCATGCTGGACGCCTACAAGGAGTCCAAGAAGCTGCCGGAGATCAACACCAATCGGGCTGATGACGCAAGCTCCATGCTGCTCAAAAAGACCGGGGCCACTGTGGTTGCTGTGTTCAAGGTCAACCCTCTGTTTAACAGCCGGGTGCTGTACCGGGCATATACCAAGGACGGCAGGGACAAGACGATTGAAGACATTGACGTGGGGCTGTTCAGTCAGAACTCGTCGAACAACTCGGACGTGGTGCGGCTGATGACCAACGAGATTCCTTGTGGGGAGTACCGCTACGCGCAGTCTGAGGTAGGGCTGTGGTATCTGGAGAAGGGTGTGGGGTTTACCTGCCGGGTCAGCGTTCCACCGGACAGCCACAGGTTTGTGGGCCAAGTCACGGTAGGCTGGGCAGAAGCCCCGCAGGACCTGCAACAAGTCAAATTCATGCTGGAGATTGCCAGCGCCATGTTAACGAAAAGGGGTAACTGATGCTGCCAATTCTTGCATCTATTGTGTCCGGCCTGATCACCAACGGCCTGCCTAAAGTGGCAGACGCCGTCATGGAGAAGGGCATCGACTACGTCCAAGACAAGATGGGCATTGAGCTTAAGCCTGAGGGCGAGGCCACCAAAGAGGACTACGCCAAGCTCAAAGAAGCCGCAATGAAGCACGAAGAGTTCATGGGCGAGTTGGACCTGAAGAACATGCAGGGCGCTCGGGACATGCAGCTCAAAGCGATGGACTCGGAAGACCCTCTGGTACGCCGCTTCGTTTACTTCTTCATCGCTGGCTGGTCTGTGCTGTCGGCCACATACATCGGCTTCATCACGTTTGGCGAGATTCCCGAGTCCAACATCCGGTTCGCCGACACCATTCTTGGGTTCGTCCTTGGGACAATGGTTGCCTCCATGTTCCAGTTCTTGCTTGGCTCCTCGTTGGGCAGCAGGGCCAAGGACAAGAAATGACCCCGCAGACTCGCCACATCGTTGCTGCCGGGGTAAAACAGGCCACTGCCGAGAAGTGGATTCTGGCTGTGTCTGCCGCTTGCCGGGAGTTTGAGATCGACACGCCGCAGAGAATTGCCGGATTCCTGTCTCAGTGTGCCCACGAGTCCGGCGGGTTTGAGCGCCTTCAGGAGAACCTAAACTACAGCGCAGAAGGTATGGCGGGTATCTGGCCCAAACGGTTTGCTGTGATGGGCCCAGACGGCAAGCCGGTCAAGAAGGACGGCAAGAACCAGCCCAACAAGTTTGCTCTTGCGCTGCATCGCAAGCCTGAGATGATCGCCAACGTGGTCTACTCCAGCCGGATGGGCAACGGCCCGATTGAGTCCGGGGAGGGGTGGAAGTACCGGGGAAGAGGTCTGAAGCAGTTGACCGGCAAATCGAATCACATCGAGTGCGGCAAGGGGCTTGGCGTCGATCTGGTGGAAAACCCAGACCTTTTGCTTGAGCCAACCTACGCAGCACGCTCGGCGGCTTGGTTTTGGCAGAAAAACAAGTGCAATACCTTTGCCGATGTCGGTGATATTGAGGGCTTGACCAAGAGAATTAACGGTGGTTTGATCGGGATTGCAGACCGTAAGGCGCGATACCAAGCCGCAGAGCGTTCCCTTTCTGCGGGTTAAGTGCGAAAATGTCGCAACGCTGAGGTAACACATGCCCCTGAAAAAAATACTGTTTAGGCCCGGAGTTGCGAGAGAGCAAACCCGTTACGCCTCCGAAACCATTGGACCGGTAGGCTCCGCCACGCAAGCTGTGGGCGGTTGGTACGAGTCTGACAAGGTGCGTTTTCGTTCCGGCAGCCCCGAGAAGATCGGTGGCTGGCAGCGTATTTCAGCGGAGACGTTTCTCGGCGTGTGCCGTTCTTTGTGGAACTGGGTCACTCTGGGCAACCTGAATCTGGTGGGCGTTGGAACAAACCTGAAGTTCTACATTGAAAAGGGCGGTGTTTATAACGACATCACACCGATTCGCGGCACTGCAACTTTGACAAACCCCTTTACTGCAACGCTTGGCTCTGCGGTTATTACAGTGGCAGATACAGCCCACGGCGCCGTGACTGGGGACTTTGTAACCTTCAGTGGGGCCACCGGCCTTGGCGGCAACATTACGGCGGCGCTCTTGAACAAAGAGCACCAGATCACGAACGTCAACGCCAACCTGTACACCATCACTGTTGGCGCAGTTGCCAACGCTACGGATGTATCGGGCTCTCCCGGAGGGGGCACAGTAACCGCAGACTACCAAATCAACGTAGGCCCAGAGTTCCAAATCCCCTTGACGGGCTGGGGCGCTGGCACTTGGGGTGCGGGCCCGTGGGGTACTGGCGGCACGTCTTTGGCTAGTTTGCGTTTGTGGAGCCAAATTAACTTTGGTGAAGACTTGATCTTTGCGCCTCGTGACGGGGCAATTTACTACTGGGATGCAACATCTGGTGTAAGCGCGCGCGGCGTGCCTTTGCAGTCCTTGCTGGGCTCTAGCGACTGCCCCACGGTGCAGCGGTTCATTTTCGTGTCTGACACCAGCCGGTTTGTATTTGCGTTTGGCGCCAACGACTATGGCTCGGCGGTCCAAAACCCCATGCTGGTTCGCTGGTCGGATCAAGAAAGCTTGATTAATTGGACCCCTGCGGCCACCAACCAAGCCGGCAGCATTCAGTTTTCGCGTGGTTCCGAGCTGGTAACGTGCCTCCAGACCCGGCAGGAAATTGTGGTTTGGACAGACTCGGCCCTGTACTCTTTGCAGTATGTGGGCGCTCCGGCGGTATGGCGCAGCGAGCTGCTGGCCGACAACATCTCCATCGTGGGGCCCAACACAGCAGCCGTGGCTTCTGGCGTGGTGTACTGGATGGGCGTGGACAAGTTCTACAAATACGACGGCCGTGTGCAGACTCTGCGCTGCGACTTGCGCCAGTACATCTTCAGCGATATCAACCAGTCCCAGTGGCAGCAAGTGTTTGCTGGAACCAACGAGGGCTTCAATGAGGTCTGGTGGTATTACTGCTCCGCCGGCAGCACAGCCGTGGACAAGTACGTTGTGTACAACTACGCTGAGGACATCTGGTACTACGGCAATCTCGGCCGCACGGCTTGGCTGGACTCAGGGCTTCGTGACTACCCACTGGCTGCCACGTACACCAGAAACTTGGTAAACCACGAGCAAGGCGTGGACAACAATGAAACAGGCACTCCTACTTCTATCGCGGCGTTTATTGGCTCGTCTGAGTTTGATATTGACGACGGCCATAATTTTGGGTTCATCTGGCGCGTTATCCCTGACATAACCTTCCGCAACTCCACGGGCGATCTGACGCCGCAGTGCACGATGACTCTGATTCCTATGCAGAACTCGGGCTCAGGGTTTAACGATCCCCGCTCGACGGCAGGAACCAGCAGTGCTTCAATCCAGCGTATTGCCACGGCTCCTATTGAGGAGTTCACGGGGCAGGTTTATATCCGGGTGCGCGGCAGGCAGGTGATCTTCCGTGTGGACTCGGACAGGCTGGGCACTACGTGGCAGCTTGGCGCTCCGCGAATCGACATCAAGTCTGACGGCAGGCGTTGAGATGAAACTCGTCACATCAGAATTTGAGCTTGGTCAGCCGATTGCGCCCAACTTACCGTTGGCTCCGCTAGACTACGAGCGTCAGTATCAGGACCAGCTCAACAACGTGCTGCGCCTGTACTTCAACCGGATTGATACAACCTTCAACCAGTTGGCGACTTCAGATATTACGCCGCCACTGACCAACTACACCGTAGCTACACTACCCAGTGCAGCCGACTCTGGTGTGGGTGCTCGGTCTTTTGTGACCAATGCGCTGACCCCTACGTTTGGTTCGACAGTGGTGGGTGGCGGAGCGGTAGCGACTCCCGTGTACTCAGACGGTACAAATTGGCGCGTCGGATAAGGAAAAAATATGTCAACACCAGATAAAAATTCAATACCGGCAGGATTAAGCGCCGCGCAGGGGCTGTATTACAACCAGTTATTGTCGGGGGGTGGGTACGACGCGCCCACGGCACTGGAGTACGTTGGTAGCCTGAATGACTTGCAGTCGCTTGCCTCGCTTGCAAACACGCAGGGAAAATTTGCGGATATAGCGCAGGGAAGTTCGGCTCAGCAAATTCAAGATTTAGAGTCGCTGTATCAAGCCCCAATTATTTCCTACCTTGGGCAGCAAACAAGGGAGTCAACTTTTAAGCCCCCCGTAACAGCAGCTCCCGCAGCAACCACTGGAACAACCACAACCACAACCACAGGCACTGCAACTCAACCGCTGTACACAGGCCTGACGGCAACAAGCACGCCAGCCCAAATTGCAGCAGCTTACGGCCAGCTTGCCAACCAAGCCGGTGGTGACACGCAGTACAACCAAGAGCAAGCCGTCGCGTACCTGCGCAGCATAGGAGTTCCTGACGCAACAATCATGGCGGGCTACAGCCAGTTTTTGTCTTCCGCAGCGGGAACAACCACCGGAACAACCACCGGAACAACCACCGGAACAACCACCGGAACAACCACCGGAACAACCACAGGCACCACAGGCACCACAGGCACCACAGGCACCACAGCAATAATTGGCGGGTTACCCACGGCTGCAACAACAACAGCAGTAATCGGGGGCCTGCCTACGGCTGCAACGGGCCTACAAGCCAATAATGACGTTGCCGCAACTTTTAAGGCAGTTTTTGGGCGCGACCCAACACCTGCTGAGTTGACCGCACTGCGTGATCAATACGGGCCTACGATTGAGCCGAATGAGTTAAATCAAATTGTTCTGAGCAAGCGTGATGCAAACGTAGGATATGGCGTTGCCACGACTAAAACTGTTACGCCTGTATACGGTTACAAAGAGGGTGTTGGCGAGTATGGCGAGCGCATTGAAGTGCCCTACATTGTCGGATACAAAGATGAGAACGGAAACTCTGTAGACTCAAATTTGGTCAAGACTGAGCAAATTGGCGATGGGGAAAACGGCTACCAAACTGTTTATAACGTAGCAGTTGACCCGCTTACTTACTCTGGTGAGGGTGGCACGATCAACAAGCTCACCAATCA